CTTCTATTGTTGAAGACATCACAAACAACGACTACTTCGGTGAAATCGCTAACTTCGGTGACTCTGTAAAGATCATCAAAGAGCCAGAAATCACTGTTAAAGAGTACTCACGTGGTACTCAGATCACAGCGCAAGACATTGACGACGAAGATTTCACTCTCGTAGTTGACCAAGCGCACTACTTCGCATTCAAGATGGATGACATTGAAGATGCGCACTCACACGTCAACTTCATGGATATGGCTACTGACCGTGCTGGTTATCGCCTCCGTGATCAGTTTGACCAAGAAGTCTTGGGTTACATCTCAGGCTACAAGCAAGCTTCATTGAATACCAATGCTAGCGCAGTTAACGATCAGGTTGCTGGTTCTGTTGCTGTTGACACTGCAGGTACTGATGAGCTGTTGGCTTCTATGAAGCTAGACGCTACTGACTTCTCTCTTGATGATGGTGGCGCTGCTGTAGCTGGTGAAGCAATTCCTCTGAAGCCTCGTCTTCCAGGTGTTACTTCAACTACAGATGACGATATCTCTCCACTCCAATTGATCAACCGTATGGCTCGTCTTCTTGACCAGCAGTTCGTTGATACAAATGGCCGTTGGTTGGTTATTGACCCTGTATTCATGGAATTGCTCCGTGATGAAGATTCACGTCTGTTCAACTCTGACTTCGGTGAGAACGGTGGACTTCGCAATGGTTTGAGTGTTAGCAACTTACATGGATTCCGTATCTATGTATCTAACAACTTGCCAGTAGTTGGTGGTGGTGCGGCTCAGTCTTCATCTGCACTTCAGGCTACAGACTTCGGTGTTATCGTTGCAGGTCATGATTCAGCAGTAGCTTCTGCACAGCAGATTGCTAAGACTGAAACTTACCGTGACCCAGATTCATTCGCAGACATCGTCCGTGGTATGAACCTGTATGGCCGTAAGATTCTTCGTCCTGAAGCTATCACTACTGCTCGTTACGTAACAGCAACTGGTGTATAAGGGGAGAACTTACTATGTCTAAATCTACTTCTTTGCTTGCAAAAGCAGTCATGGTTGAGAAGGAAGTTGAGCTTCCGACTACAACTGGAACAGTCACAGGTCCATCAGTCGGAGCAGGTACGCTTGTTTTGGCTGCAGGTGTTGAGCTAATTGACGCTATGGACTCTGCAGACTATGACGTTACCGTCACTGACGGCACAACTACTTTTATGGCCGCTACTGCGGTAGACAGTGGTTCTGCAGGTGACTTTGCTTTCGGTACTCAAACACAGGGTATCGTAGCTACAGCAGACACTATTGACGTAACTGGTACAGCGACAGCTTCACCAGCGGCAACAGTAACAGCTCGTGTATGGGCCATCGTTGTTGACGTAAACGAAGCAACAGCAGGTGCCGACGAAGTTGATCGTGATCAGCTAGCGTAAATAACCTTTGAGGAATGGGGGATTTCTAGAGTCCCCCTGACCTCTCTCCCTTCTACAGGATTCTAAATGGCTACTTATCTTGCGATTACCAATGAATTACTTCGTCGTTTAAATGAAGTAACAATTGACCAAGCTGATTTTGCAACTGTACGCAATATTCAGGCATTGGCTAAAGACGCAATTAACGCATCTATTCGTGGCATCTTACAATCTGCCCAAGAGTGGCCTTTTACTTTGCAGACAGAAACACAGACTCTGACTGCAGGAACTAACGAATACGATTTCCCAGCGGATACTTCATCTGTTGACTGGGACACATTTTACATTAAGCGATTGTCAGGTGACACAAACTACCCAACTAAGCTTGATGTTCTTACTTACACAGAATACTTAGAAAACTTCAGACCACAAGATGAAGTCAACGGTGTCTCTGGGCGTGGCGTACCACTTAGAGTTTATCAGACACAAGACTTAAAGTTTGGAGTGACTCCTATCCCTGATGATGCGTATGAAATAGAATACAAGTATTGGTCATTTCCTACAGACCTTTCTGCGTATAGTGATACTACAATCATTCCTGATCGCTTCCGTCATGTCATCGTTGATGGTGCTATGGCATACATGATGCGCTTCCGCTCTAACGAACAGAGTGCTGCGATTCACCAGAATAATTACAGTGAAGGAATTCGCATGATGCGTCGTCTACTGACAGACGATCCAATTGATATGCGTTCTACATACATTGTACCTAACGTGTACTCAAGGGCGTTTACACGGAATGGCTGATAATCTTCAGATATTGAAAGTATATTGCGAAGGTGGTTTGGATACTAACCGAGATTTGTTGTCTCAGGGTGAACAGAATCCCGGCAGTGCTACTCGTTTAATTAACTACGAGCCATCCATTACGGGTGGCTATCGTCGTATTAGCGGCTACACAAACTCATTTCCTAGTCTTCCAGGTACTGGCGCTACATTAGGCGTTATTGTTGCTAATGGAATTGATGACGGTATCTTTGCTTGCCGTACGCCAACTTCCGGTAGCAACTATCTACACGCTTGGAATACTTCTACAGAATCTTGGGATACAATTACTACATCAGGCTCCCCAACAATGTCTGGGGTGACTAAGATACGTTCTATTAAATATAATTGGACTGAAGCTCGTTTCCTGCTGGTAGACGGGATTAATCCTGCTTCGTACTATAACGGTACCAGTTACGTTCAAATAACACATGCAGACGCTCCCAGTTCCCCTAAGTACGCTTCTGAGTACGCTTCTCATATATTTCTTGCAGGAGATAGTACAGAGCCGAGTACCGTATACTTTTCAGCACCTCTTGACGAGACAGACTTTTCTGCAGCCAATGGTGCTGGCGCAATTAACGTAGGGTTTAATGTTGTTCAGCTTAAGCGTTTTCGTAATGAATTGTACATTTTTGGTACAAACAATATTAAGAAGATTGTAGGTACAAGTGTTGCTGACTTTTCTGTCCTAGAAGTTACTAATGACTTAGGTTGCGTTGCGTCTGATTCAGTTATTGAGATCGGTGGCGATCTTCTGTTCATGGGTCCAGATGGATTGCGTCCCATCTCAGGTACTGATCGGATTGGCGATGTTGAGCTAGAAACTATCTCAAAGTCTATTCAATCCATTATTGCTGATGTATCTATTAACCAAGACCTAGACGGATTGAATGCTGTTGTCATTCGCCAGAAGTCTCAATTCCGTATTTTCTTTTCGGCAGCTGAGTCCACAGGGATTATTGGTGCATTAAAACAATCTTCCAGTGGAATAGGGTTTGAATTTGGTCAGCTTTTGGGTATAACAGCTACTTGTGCAGACTCAGGCTACATTGGACAGTATGAATACGTTCTTCATGGCGATGAAGATGGCAAAGTACATCGTCAAGAAACGGGCACAGATTTTGATGGGGCTGAAATCTTTAGCTTATTCCAAACACCGTTTTACCATATGGGTGATCCTGAGCTACGTAAAAACTTCATGAAAGTTTCAACATACCTTAGAGCAGAAGGGAATGTAGATATTGCAATGGGTATTGTCTACGATTACGAGGAGCCGACAGTAAGTAATCCGACTGACTTTGATCTGACTATTCGGGATACTGCAGCGTATTATAATGAAGCATTGTTTGATGGTGGCGCAGTATTTAGTGGTAACCCATCACCCGTAATCAAAACCCACATTTCCGGTTCTGGCACATCTGCTAGTATTAAATTTGTAACAAACGACACCAATGCAAGTCATAACATTCAAGGCTTTGTTTTGTTGTTCGGAGTAGGAGATAGACGCTAATGGCTGGATACATTAGACAATCATCGGCAGACATCATTAGTGGCGCAGTCGTAAAAGCGGCACCAATTAATGCTGAATATAACGCACTACGTGATGCGTTTAGTGCATCGTCAGGACACGCCCACGACGGATCAACAGGTGAAGGTTCCCTCATCTCTTTGATTTCTGACGCTGACCAGTACAACAAAGTACTCGTTGATTCTGTTAATAATCGTGTCTCCATCTACGCAGAAGTCGGCGGTGCCGCAGTAGAGCAGGTTCGCATCCAAGACGGAGCTATCGTCCCTGTCACAGATGACGACATTGACCTTGGTGCATCTGGTGCTGAGTTCAAGAATCTTTACATTGACGGTACTGCTAATCTAGATGCCCTTATATCTGCCGCAGTGACAATCACAGGTGGCACGATTGATGGAACGGTAATCGGTGCTACAACAGCCGCCGCAGGATCATTCACTACTGTATCTACAAGTGGACAAGCAACACTCGCTAGTGTGGACATCAACGGCGGGGCAATTGACGGTACCGCTATTGGAGGATCTACTCCAGCGGCAATTGCAGGAACAACTGTATCTGCAAGCTCTGGATTCACAGGAGACTTAACGGGTAATGTAACTGGAAATGTAACAGGAAATGTTACAGGTACTACGGTTGGTACGCTTCTAGGTAACGTAATAGGTACTTCCGTTTCTGCAACGACTGGTACTTTTGTTACGCTAAACGTAAGTGGCACGTTGGATATGAACGCTGGTACAACAGCTACCATTACGGGCTTATCCACACCTTCAAATGCTACAGATGCCGCTACTAAATCCTACGTTGACACAGCAGTCTCTAACCTAATTGATTCAGCACCTGCTAACTTAGACACACTGAACGAACTTGCCGCCGCATTGAATGATGATGCGAATGCATATACAACACTAAGTAATAGTATCGCAACTAAGTTACCATTAGCTGGTGGCACCATGACTGGTGCGATCACAATGGGTGGTTATAAAGTAACAGGTCTGGCTACTCCAACTGTTGGCTCAGATGCGACAACAAAGACATATGTAGATACTGCTGATGCGCTCAAGCTAAACTTGTCTGGTGGTACCATGACTGGTGCCATTGCAATGGGCACTAATAAGATTACTGGATTGGGTGATCCTACAGCAGATCAAGATGCCGCTACAAAAGTATACGTAGACGATATCTTAGGTGATGTTGGAGATTTAACTACCGCAGTATCTCAGGCGCAAACAGCCGCTTCAAATGCCGCTACCTCTGAAACAAATGCTTCTAACAGTGCAACTGCCGCACAGACGGCACAAACAGCCGCTGAAACAGCATTAGATGATTTCACTGATTTGTACTTAGGTGCCAAGGCTTCTGCCCCTTCATTAGATAATGATGGTGATGCGCTTGTTAGTGGTGCTATGTACTTCAACACAACAAGTAATTTCCTATACATCTGGGATGGATCACAGTGGAATGTTGCCGGTTCTGTAACTAACGGAACATCTGAGCGTCAAACATACACTGCGACATCTGGTCAGACCACATTTAATGTTACGTATGATGTTGGCTTTGTTGATGTGTACCTCAACGGTCTTAAACTACTTTCTGGTACAGATTTCACAGCAACGAGCGGTACTACAGTCGTATTGACAACCGGAGCAACTGCTGGGGATATTGTTGACCTCGTAGCTTACGGGGCATTCACAGTCGCAGATACATACACGCAAGCACAGGCAGACGCTAAGTTTTTACAAGTAACAAATAATTTATCTGACGTTAACAATGTAGCTACTGCTCGTACCAACTTAGGATTAGCAATCGGTTCTGATGTTCAGGCGTATGACGCAAATTTACCTACATGGCCTGCGTCAGTAGATGCCACAGAAGTGGGCTATCTTGATGGTGTTACTTCTGCAATTCAAACACAAATAGACGCTAGAGCCACAACAGGAAAGGCGATTGCTATGGCTATCGTATTCGGAGGATAAATAATGGCAAACCCTAATATTGTCGCAGTATCTCAGATTTATGGAAATAATTCCTTAACGTCTTTGACTACGACATCTGAAACACAAATTGTAAATAATGCCGCTAGTAGTGGAAAAATTTACAAGATAAATTCTATTGTAGTTTCTAATGTGGACGGCACTGCCGCCGCAGACGTTACAGTTAGTATTCACGATGCTGATGATCTGGCAGGTAATTCCTACGCAATTATTTCTACTGCGTCAGTGCCAGCAGATGCTTCTTTAATTGTCGTTGATAAATCAACAGGCATTTACTTAAAAGAAGATCAGTCTATAGGTGCAACCGCTAGTGCCGCTAACGATTTGATTGTAATTGCTAGTTGGGAAGAGATTAGCTAAGAGGAATTATCTGAATGTCTTTACGTTATAAAGGTGGGTACATCTCTGCAACAGATGTTGATGAACTGGGTTTTGTTACGATTGATGACGCTCCCAATGTTGAAATACAGCCTGTTGGTCAGGTTGAATATACGACGCCCGGTACGTATGAATTTACTGTACCTGATAACGTAACGTCTGTCTCTGCTGTTGCTGTTGGAGCAGGAGGCGGTGGATACTACACTTCTTCTGGTGGCTCAGGTGGTGCCGGTGGTGGCTTAGGATATGTAACATCTGTAGCTGTTACCCCCGGCGATGTAATTCCTGTTACCGTAGGATCGGGCGGCCCAGCAGTCACAACAGGAGATACTGTTGTTAACGGTGAAGATAGCAAGGTTAATTTAG